GCTAGTATTGGAGTAATTATTACTCAAGATGCCGCCACATCGGGAGCAAATATTTCATTTACTTCTTTACAATCTGCGCAGGGTGCTCAAGGAATACAGGGGATTCAAGGAATTCAAGGTCGCAATGGTGGACAAGGTTCTGTTGGATATTCAGGGTCTCCTGGTGTACAGGGATATACTGGGTATCAGGGACCAGCTGGTTCGGGTGCACAAGGACCAACAGGATCCGGATCAGGACCTCCTGGTCCCCCAGGACCAACAGGTCCAACTGGACCAACAGGACCAACTGGAACTGGTACAACTGGTCCAACAGGATCTCCAGGTCCAACAGGACCGACAGGATCTCCAGGACCGACAGGACCGACGGGTCCAACAGGACCAGCTGGAAGTTATCAAGGAATAAATGGACAATTATTTACTTCTTCTGGAACATTTACTGTTCCTGCAGGAGTTACGTCAGTCAGAGTTACTGTGTTTGGAGGTGGCGGAGGAGGAGGAGGAGTCGGAGTTGGTAGTCCAGGAGCTAGTGCAGGTGGTGCAGGTGGAGAAGCTTTTGGATATGTTACGGGACTAACTACTTCACAAAATATAACAGTTACTGTTGGATTGGGCGGATCGGCTGGCTTAAACGGTCCTGAGTATATTGAAACTAGTGGAGGTAGTGGAGGAACTTCTTCTTTTGGATCTTATCTATCCGCAACTGGTGGCGCTGGTGGGGCTCCCGATAGTCCTACTGCTGGATCAAATGGTAGCGGGAGCGGCGGACTGACTGGAATTTCCAGTGGGGTGACAACTAGCACATATGGGCAGGGTGGATCTGGTTCCATAGCAGAGTTATGTTGTTCTGGTAGTTTCTCGGGCGTTCTCACTCCGGACACAGCAGGAACTGGTGGATTTGTTTTAGTTGAATACTAAAAGGAAAATAAAATGTCGCAAGCTTTAATAGATCCAAACACAATAGTTAATTTCATTTCTTCATGGAATGAATATAAATCAAACACTGGAAAAACAATCTATACTCCAGTTTATTCAACTTATGATAATAGTGCAAGAGTTTGTCAAACAGAATCTGAGGGGAATACATTTCCCGTATCAAGTCCTTTATTTTGGACAACATGCGACGACAATGTAATTGCTGATCGATTCTGGTATAGTACATCAAACAATACATTTAATCTTATTGTTAATGAACCAGTGTCTTCTAACAATTCTCAGCCAACATCTAATGGCACAATTACAGTATGATAACCATACAACCATTTCATATTTTCACATATGATGGTGCGCAATTAAATGTGTATCATGCTAACAAAGGAGAGGGGTTGCCTAAACATAGCCATATGTTTTCTCATGCAACAGTTTGTCATGCTGGTTCTTGTGTAGTTAAAACAGAAAAATCTGGTGAGTTTATAATGACAAAAACAAGTACACCACTAAACTTATCAGCATTAAATTGGCATGAAATTGAAGCGTTAGAAGATGGTACTGTTTTTGTAAATGTTTTTTCCGAGGGAAAAAATTAAAATTTTATAAAATGAGGATTAGTTTATGAAAGGTGAGTGGTGTTATTTTAAGAGTCACATAGACTCCAACGTCTGTGACTATATTGTACAAACAATTATAAAAAGACCTGCCGAAGAAGCTACTATTGGTTTAGATGGCAAACAAGTCGATAATGATATGAGAAAATCTAAAATAAGATTTGTCCATGATAACGACTCTGAGCTATCTTCTGTTTTTGATTTGTTATGGAAAACTGCAATATGGGCTAACAAAGATTGGTTTAACTTTCATCTAACTAAATTAGATTACATTCAAATAGCTGAGTATGATTCTTCATACAAAGGCGAATACAAACAACATCAAGACGTATTCTGGATAAATAATACTGAATATCATAGAAAATTATCTTGTATAATACAATTAACGGATCCCTCTGAATATGAGGGTGGAGATTTAACTTTTTATAACTTAAACAATTATCCTGATGAGGCTGAAGTTAAACAGAAAGGAACAATAATATTCTTCCCTTCTTTCGTTTACCATGCGGCTTTGCCAGTTACAAAAGGCACTAGATATTCTATAGCAGCATGGTTTGATGGTCCAAAATGGAAATAGATTTAACAGAAGAAAAAGATTCTTTGGCAGAAGCTCTTGATGTTTTTCCAATTGAGAAAAAGATCGAAGAACCAGCATACCAAATTGTTAGTGCTGAAGATGAAGCTGAATCTGACATTCAACATGTTCGAACTAATCTCTATAGTTTGATAGATAAAGGTACTGTTGCTGTTGATAATGCACTCAAAGTTGCTAATGAAATGCAACATCCCAGAGCATATGAAGTAGCTGGAAATTTAATTAAAAATGTGGCAGATCTGACAGACAAGCTGGTCAGCCTTCAAAAAACTAAAGCAGATCTAAATCAAACCAAAGAAGAAACTAATGTCAATATTGACAAAGCAGTTATTTTTAATGGCTCAACTGCTGAACTTCTAAAGATGATAAAGAATGGCGACTAAAAAGAAAAGCAGCTACCTGGGCAATCCTCATCTTAAAAAGGTTGGGGTTCCAGTTTCATTAACTGAGCAAGATGTTCGTGAATATATTAAGTGTCGCGATGATCCTGTTTATTTTGCTCAAAACTATGTCAAGATTATAACGCTCGATAGAGGTTTCGTTCCAATTGATCTCTATCCATTCCAGAAAGAAGCCATTGAGAATATTCATAATAATCGTTTCGTTATTGTAAAGGCTGGTCGTCAGGTTGGTAAGTGTTTTTTTATAGATACTATAGTTAAAATAAGAAACACCAAAAGTGGTGAGATTTTTGAAACGACTATAGGAGAATTTTATGAATACATCAGTAGAGTGTCAGATTTGCAAGAGGAGTATGAGTCAACTTCGAGTGAGAGAACACGACTACAACAAAGATCCCCAATCTCAAATTCGAGCATGTCTGAACTTTCTGACAGAGTAGAAAGAAAATTTGTAAGATCAATTAATGTTTCTGATTGGGAAGTCTCATCAGATTCTGGTTGGGTTCCAATTACACATATCCATAAAACAATTAAATATAAAGAATGGGTAGTAAAAACGATAAGTGGTAAAAAATTAATTTGCGCTGATGATCATATAGTTTTTGATGCTTATGGAAATCAAACATTTATTAAAAACCTTAAACCAAATAGTACAAAAATATTAACTGAGAATGGTCCTGAAACTGTAATTAGTGTGTATGAAACTGATAAAGAATCAAACATGTTTGATTTGACAGTTAATTCTAACGATCATAGATTATATACAAATGGAATATTGAGTCATAATACAACCACCGTTGTGGCTTATCTTCTTTGGTATGTTCTCTTCAATGAAGATAAGTTTGTTGCGATTCTGGCCAACAAAGCTAAAACCTCTAGAGAAATTCTAGGCAGAATTCAATTAGCGTACGAAGCTTTACCTTTGTGGTTACAGCAAGGTGTAAAAGAATGGAATAAAGGTTCCATTGAACTAGAAAATAATTGTAGGATACTTGCCGACTCGACTTCATCATCTGCTGCTCGTGGTTATACAATCTCATTCTTATACCTTGATGAGTTTGCATTCGTCCCTAATAATGTCGCAGAAGAATTCTTTACCTCAGTCTATCCAACAATCACCTCAGGTACGCAATCTAAAATTCTAATTTCTTCTACTCCTAATGGTATGAACCACTTCTATAAAATGTGGAAGGAGGCTGAGGATAAGATTAATGGATTTAGAACTATTGAGGCTAACTGGCGTCAAGTCCCAGGAAGAACTGAGCAATGGGCACTAGAACAGAAAAAAGTTCTTGGCGAACAAAAGTATCTTCAAGAAATGGAAACATCATTCTTGGGCAGTGCTGGAACCTTGATTAGTGCTGCTGCTCTTAAGAATTTAACTTTCGATAGACCAATTAGGAAGATGTTAGATGGTCTAGAAATATATGAGGAACCAATTGAAGGTCACTTTTACGTTACTGTTGTCGATGCTTCTAGAGGACAGGGATTGGATTATTCAGCTTTCGTGACTTTCGATACTTCTATTGAGCCATTTAAAATCGTCGCAAAATATAGAAATAATACAATTTCTCCAATGCTTTTCCCGAACGTAATTGTACAATCAGCTAAATACTATAATGATGCTTACTTGGTGATCGAGAACAACGACGTTGGAGCACAGGTTGCGGATATTACATTCAGTGATCTGGAATATGATAATATGTTCCACGGTGAAGAATCTAATGGTAGGTTCAATCTCACTCAAGGTAGAGCAAAACAGCTTGGTGTGAAAACTACAAAAAGAGTTAAACGACAAGGATGTAATGCTCTAAAAGAAGTTATTGAGAATGGTCGATTGAATGTTCAAGATTTTAATATAATTGAAGAATTATCGACTTTTATATTAAAGAAAGACGGAACCTATGCTGCTGAGGAAGGTTCTCATGACGATTTGGCGATGTGTTTAGTATTATTTGCTTGGTTGACTTCTCAGGCTTATTTCAAAGATCTAACTAATTTTGATATAAGAAAAAAACTTTATGAAGAGAAAATGAGGCAGATTGATGATGAATTGCCTCCTTTACCTGCGACATCTGTAGATTTAATTGAAAATCCCAAATATTTTCACAGTCAGGGCATGGTTTGGGAGACAGTTGAGGTTGGAGATGATCCTTCTATAGCATCAACTTATCGAAATTGGTTGAGTTAACCTACAACATTTGATTTTTATAAATATAAAAGAATAACAAAACTCCGCCTATATCTTTAGGAGAATAATATGGCAATTCAAGTTTCACCAGGCGTCGCCGTTTCTGAAGTCGATTTGACAACTTCTGTACCAGCAATCTCAACATCAGTTGGTGGATTTGCAGGTGTGTTTAATTGGGGTCCAGCAAATACTCCAGTTCAAATCACAAGCGAAGTTCAGTTAAATAACACTTTCGGCAACCCAGACAACAATACAGCTATTTCATTTTTTACTGCTGCTAACTTTCTAGCATATTCTAATAATATGCAAGTTGTTAGAGCACAAATGCACGATGCAAATAATGCAACTGCTAGTGGAGTTCTGTCGCCTCCTATTCCAAACGATAGCTTCTATTTTGATAACTATTTTAGCGGAAGCGGAGAAGTTGGTAATGCTTGGGCAGCAAGATACATGGGATCGCTCGGTAATTCTCTACAAGTTATTGTTTGGTCTGCTCATAACTGGGCAACTGATGCTTCAGGTTCATCTCCTACTACTAAATTTGCTCGCAAATTCGATTATGCTCCATCAACATCTCCATATGTTGTTCAGTTAAATCCAGCTGCTGCTGGAGTTGTTAATGATGAGATTCATATTATGGTTGTTGATGCCACTGGCGCAATTAGTGGATATGCAAATACAGTTCTAGAAAAATATCAGAGCGTATCTGTGCTTTCTGATGCAACAGCTCCAGATGGATCTAGCAACTATTACAAAAATGTAATCTACGGACAATCAAAGTATATTCACTGGTTAGGCATTCCACAAGCTAATACAGCAAATTGGGGTAATACATCAACAGCAGTGTTGAGTCAATTTGCTTTATCTCCAGTTGATCCAATTGGATTAGATGCCAGTGTTAATAGCATCGCACTAATGGGCGGAACTGATGGTTCAATAGGTAATGGAGTTAGCGTTTCATCAGCAATTGTTGATGCAATTTCATACAATTTATTTGATCCTGAATCAATTGACATTTCGTTATTGATGGCAGGAAATTCTGATGCTAATGTTATATCAAAGATAGTAGATACTGCTGAAAACAGAACAGACTGTGTGGCATTTTTCTCACCCGATTTAGCTAACACTCAAAACACACAAGGTGCCGCATCTTCGATTGTTAACTTTGTTAATAGCTTAGACGTATATTCATCTTATGCTGTTTGTGACAGTGGATGGAAATATCAGTACGACAAGTATAATGACGTTTATCGTTGGGTTCCATTAAATGGCGATATTGCTGGACTTTGCGCATATACTGATCGCGTTCAGGCTCCATGGTGGTCACCTGCTGGACTCAATCGTGGTGTAATTAAAAATGCGGTTAGACTTGCATTTAATCCAAATCAAGCTGCCAGAGATACATTATACCAAGCTGGCATCAATCCAGTAGTTTCTTTCCCAGGTCAGGGAACAATCCTTTATGGTGATAAGACTCTATTGAATCGTCCAAGCGCATTTGATCGCATTAATGTTCGTCGTCTCTTTATTGTCCTTGAAAAGTCAATCTCTCAAGCTGCTCGTTCAACATTATTTGAATTCAATGATGAGTTTACACAATCGCAATTTGTTGCTCTAATTGATCCTTTCTTAAGAACAGTCCAGGCTCAACGAGGAATATATTCTTATAAGATTGTATGTGACTCAACAAATAATACATCAGAAGTTATTGATGCAAACCAATTTGTTGGTGACATATTCATTCAACCAGCCAAGAGCATAAACTTCATTCAATTGAATTTTGTTGCAACAAGAACTGGTGTTGACTTCAGTCAGATTGTTGGACAGTTCTAATAAATAGATAAAATTCTAGGAGAATTAACATGGCTTTCAATGTAGATCAATTTAGAACCCAACTTGCAGGAGATGGAGCACGTCCTAACTTGTTCCAAGTCCAATTAACAATTCCAAATTATATTCCTGGAAGCGGAGCTGCTGCAAATAAATTAACTTTTATGTGCACATCTGCATCGCTACCTGGATCCACAATTGGACAGGTTTCTGGTTTATATTATTTTGGTCGTGAAGTTAAAATTGCTGGTAATAGAACTTATCAAGATTGGTCAGTACAAATTATTAATGATGAGGATTTTAGAATCAGACAAGCACTAGAAGCTTGGCACTATAATATCAATTCACCACAAAATAATGTGAGAAGTCCTAATGCTGCTGTTGTTGGCGGATCAACAACTGGAATAAATGTTTCTGGTGGTTCTTATGGCGTTGACGCTTATGTCACACAATATAATAAAGCTGGCAGAAAGATTTACGAATATAAATTTACGGGAATGTGGCCAACTGATGTTGCACCAATTGAACTAGCATGGGGAACCAATGATTCAATTGAAGAATTTGGCGTAACTTTTGCTTACCAGTACTGGCTATCTGCTGGTACTTCTGGCACAACAAGTCCAGTATAAATTTGATGGTATTAAGAGGAGAGAATATTCTCTCCTCTTTTTTTAATATGAGGTATATAAATTGGCTATAAAATTATTCGGATTTAAGATTCTTCGTGGTGATGAAGAAGATCAACAGTTAGCACCCACACCAGTCACTCCACAGTTAGAAGATGGTGCAATTAATATTCAGACAGGTGCTCATTATGGCATCTATGTTGATCTTGATGGTTCATATAGAACTGAAGTAGATCTAATTACAAAATATCGCACAATGGCAATGCAACCAGAAATGGAAACTGCAATTGAAGATATTATTAATGAAGCGATTGTTCATGACAATCATGGACAGATTTGTAAGATAGTTCTGGACGATCTAAAACAACCAGATAAAATCAAATCTCTAATTCGACAAGAATACATGGAAATCATGCGACTTCTTGATTTTGATAATTTCGGAACAGATATTTTCCGCCGTTGGTATGTTGATGGGCGTTTATATTATCATGTCGTCATCGATCCAGAAAATCCAAGAGCTGGAATTCAACAGTTAATTTATGTTGATCCTCGACGCATTCGCAAGATCAGAAATATTACAAAGAAAAAAGAAAATGGCACGGAAGTTATTGATCGTATCGACACTTTTTATCTGTACAATGAAAAGTTGACAAACAACAACGTACAGTCACCCCAATTATTGGGAAGCTATGCTGGAGGCGTTAAGTTAAGCGAGGATTCGGTTATCCACTTAACATCAGGGTTATTTGATCCAGCCAAATCGACGGTCTTGTCTTATTTGCACAAAGCAATTAGACCAATGAACCAATTGCGCTTCGTTGAAGATGCAACCGTCATTTATCGCGTTTCTCGCGCACCAGAACGTCGCGTATTCTACGTTGATGTTGGTAATATGCCACGCATGAAAGCAGAGCAGTATTTGAAAGATATTATGACAAAGTTTAGAAATAAACTTGTCTACGATTCAGGCACTGGCGAGATTCGCGATGATCGCAAACATATGTCAATGCTTGAAGATTTCTGGATGCCTCGGCGTGGTGAGGGTAAGTCAACAGAAATTACAACACTCCCAGCTGGGCAAAACCTTGGACAGATGGATGATGTTTTATACTTTGAAAAGAAGTTATACAGAGCATTGAATGTTCCAGTTTCAAGACTAGAATCATCAACTGGATTTTCATTGGGTCGTTCTAACGAAATTACAAGAGATGAGCTTAAATTTGATAAATTTGTTGATAAACTTCGTTCTCGTTTTTCTGTAATCTTTGATGAATTACTAGCTCGTCAGTTAGCACTTAAGGGCATCTGTACTCTTGATGAATGGAATTTGTTTAAGCAATTTATTCACTATGACTTCATCAAGGATAATAATTTCACTGAGCTTAAAGAAACTGAGCTATTACAGAATAGAGTTCAGATGCTTCAAACTGTTGAGCCTTATATTGGGCGTTTTTATTCTAAGCGTTGGGTTCAGGAAAATGTTCTTCAATTCGATGAAACAGAAATCGAAGAAATGGAAAAACAAATCGAACAAGAAGCAGAAGAAGCTCAGGATCAACAAGATCAGCAGGATCAGCAAGGTCAGAGTGGAGCGGATGCAGGAGATCAAGAATCATCTGCAAATACTGCCAATAATCAAGAAACCAAAAGTCCTGATGATATAAATAAGAAAGTATCTAAACTTTTCACTAATGGATAACAAATGTCAACCTTTTCAGATTTAGCTGAGAAAAAGAATGTAGTAGGATTCAAAGATCTATTTGAAAAAATGGTCTCTGATAAAGTAACAGAAATTCTTGATCTGTATAAAATACAAGTTGCTCAAAAGATCTTCAATGAAGAATTGAAGGTTGGTGACGATGATGTCCGTGGTGATGATGAAGTTGGTGGCATGACTGCTGCTACTGCGACTCATGGAAAAGAAATAAAGTGGCCAGCTCCTGCAAAAAAGAATAATCAAAATATTACAACCAAAGGGTAAATTAAAATGGAAAAATTTACAAACTCAGCATATAATCGCGACGCAGTATCATTCAAAGATGCTTTTGAAGAAACACTTGCATCTAAAGTATTTGATGCACTAGAAGCAAAGAAGCTTGAGGTTGCTCAAAATATTTTTAATGGTGAGGTGGAAATTAAAGAACACGGCAATGATGGGTTTGGCTCAAACAAAACATCTGGCAATGTAACAAAAGGTTGGCCATCACCAAAACATCCTGGTCAGGGTCTTCCAAAAACAAAAGAACACAAAATGGAAGAAGCAAAAATGTGCTCTCATTGCGAAAAGTCAATGAGCAAGTGCAGCTGCGAACATATGGAAGAAGAAGTCGAGCAGATTGATGAAGCTAAGAAAAAAGATTATGGTTGGGTGGATACTCATCTTCACAATATAAAGAAACATTCAGATGTTCTTAAGAAACATGGTTATGATTGGAACGATGCTAAAAATACTAAAAAATCTAATCCCAAATCAGAATTCGATACTTATCATCAAAAAACTATTCATCATGTCACAGTTCACAATGATGGTCATTGGACAGCTCACACAAATTCAGGCGAAAATTATCGTAGAGCTACAAATTTTACTGACAGAAATAGTGTTAAAACTGGTGAAGGGCATGATGCAGAAAGTTTAGACGCACATTTGACTCAATGGAAAAAGAAAAAAGATCACGAAGCAGCTCATCCAATTAAAACAAAGTTGAAGTCTCTAATTGGAATGAAAGAAGAAGTCGAGCAGATTGATGAAGGTATGCATAAACATGAAAAGAAACATGGCAAAATGCACCACAAGCTTGCAAAAAAGATGATGAAGCTTGCTCATAAACATGCTAAGAAACATAATCATGAGGAAGAAGAAGAATAAATGAAAAAGTTCTCAGAATTGAGAGGAACGCTGAAAGAGGGGAAGTTAGGTAAGCTGCCAGACCCTCCACCTATGATTACGATGAGACGCACTGCCATTAGGGTTTATCCTAAAGGTTTAAAAATTGCGTTATATCGTAATGATAAACTGAACCTTGATGTAAGCGTTCCTTATCATTCTGGAGAATTTGAGAATCAAAAATTGCCTTATGCAAAGATTGGAATGAAGGAAGAAATTCTTCTCGATGAATCTATCGTCAGATCTTTGAATAAGTCAGCAAAAACAGGAAAAACTGTGGACGTTACATTCGCTAATGGAGCTTCTATTAAAATTCAACCTGTTGTCGCTGCATCAATTTTAAAATTAAAAGATATGATAAATACATATAATAAAGTAAAATTAGATAGTTTTATTTCTCAAGATCCAAATAGTCTGAAAACAGTATTTGATTTTACTAGAAAAGAAATATAGGAATAGAATATGTCAAATGCAAACACACAAATTTTAAAAGATGACGGTCAGTCAGCAATAATCAAAGTTACTGCTAATTACACAACGACCGCGAATACGATTGTTATTCCTAAAAATTTAAAATTCGCAAACACTTCTCAATTGTGTCTTGTTTCTATTTCTACAATTCAATATTCTTGCGATGGAACTGTCACTTTGACATGGGATGGATCAACCCCTTCTCCAATTTATAATTTTGTCGGACCAGTTGCAGGAAGATTCGATGCATATATTCAAAATAATGCAGGCACACCAAATGGGAATATCGTTATGTCTTCTACAGGAAGCGTCAATATGATATTAACATTAAATAAAGAACAGGGATACGCTGACGCATTTGCTCTGTATGATGCTGGTGGGTGATGTTAAGTTTCACAGAATTTTTAAGCGAAGCTCCAAGAATTAGGATTATAAAAGCTAGAGTTCGCGCTGGAAAAGTTCAAAGAAGAGTTAGAGTTTCAGGAGTTAAAGGGTATACAATTCGTGGCGGCAACTTAACAAGAATGTCGAGTGCTGAAAAAATGCATCGCAAACTTGGCGCCAGGAAAGCTAAAGTAAAACGTAGAGCGAAAATGGCTCGCAGTATTATGATGCGTTCAAGATCATTGAGAAGAAGACAATCAATGGGCTTGCATGAGTCACATCATAGTAAAAGTCATTTTGCTTGGATTGCTAGAGATAATGCGAGAAACGCAAGAATCACGCATTTGATGGCTAATCCATATTGGAGTAGAAGGCTTAGAAAAAGAGTAAGAATTGGTCCAATGTCATATACAAGAACATATAACAAAGGTAAAATGACTTACACACATAGACTCAGAAGAGTTTTAGGAAAAAGAAAATGAAACTTATTAGAGAAACAGTAGAAGAAGTAAAGTATCTCACCGAAGAAAAAGATGGTGTGAAATCTCTTTACATTCAAGGTCCATTTCTAGTTGGTGACACTCAGAATAAAAACGGTCGCATCTATGAGCGTAAGATTCTTGAAAAAGAAGTTGCTCGTTATATGAAAGAATATGTTGAAGCGAAGCGCGCATTTGGAGAACTAGGTCACCCAGAAACTCCAACTATTAATCTAGATCGCGTTTCGCATTTAATTACCAATTTAAAACAAGAAGGAAGCACTTGGATTGGTAAAGCAAAGATTTTAGAAACTCCTATGGGAAAAATCGCAAAGAGCCTCATTGAAGGTGGTGCATCTTTAGGCGTTTCTTCAAGAGGTATGGGTTCACTAGAAAACCGTAATGGTGTCAACTATGTGCAACCCGATTATTATCTAGCCACAGCGGCAGATATCGTTGCTGATCCTTCAGCACCTGGAGCGTTTGTAGAAGGTATTATGGAAGGCAAAGAGTGGGTTTGGGACAATGGAATCGTCAGAGAAGTAGAAATTAATGCTCTGAAAGAAACTATTGTCAAAGCAAAACGCAAACAGTTGGAAGAAGTACAGTTACGAGCTTTTGAGAATTTTCTCTCAAAATTGTAAATTTTATAAATAAAGATATAACAATAGGAGTTTTACTCATGACAGTCCGTACACTAGCAGAAGCTGCCGCTGAAGTTTTAAACGCAACAAGAGCATCAGCAGCAAAAGAACCAATGCATAAGATGGCAACTCATGTCCACGATCTCGGCGGTTCCACTTTAGAAAATCCAGAAGGCAATGACATTGGCTCAGCTGCTGCTGCAGTCATGGGCAAGGCAGAAGAGCCAGGCACAAAGCCAGCTGCTGATTCTAAGGAAGGAATGAAAAAACTAAAGGGTCATCCAGAAGATCATGAAGGTCATGCTCTTGTAGATCCTGAGCATTTAAATGGCGAAGGCGAATACACAGCTGGTCATGAATATATGCACCCAACAGGTGTTATGAAAGAAGAAGAAGCATTCGAAGAAGAATTAACCGAAGAAGAAGTTGCCCAAGCACTTGAAGAAAAGAAAAAGTGGATGAAGGCAAAGTGTGAAGAGATGGCTGGCGTTAAGGAAGACATCGAAGCACTCTTCAACGGTGAAGATCTATCAGAAGAATTCAAGAATAAAGCATCAACAATTTTTGAAGCTGCTGTAGTTGCTCGCGCAATTGCTGTTGCTGAAAAATTAGAAGAAGAAATTCTTGCTTCTGCTGAAGAAACAATCGAAGAAATCAAGACTGAACTTGAAGAGCAAGTTGATGCTTATCTCAACTATATGGTTGAAGAGTGGGTCAATGAGAATCAGGTTGCTATTGAGTCTGGTTTAAAGACAGAAATCGTAGAAGATTTTATGTCAGGTCTAAAGAATCTTTTCGCTGAACACTATATTGATGTTCCAGAAGAAAAGGTTGACGTACTTGAAGCAATGGCTGAGGAAATCGAAGAGCTACAAAATAAGCTCAACGAATCAATGAACACAAACATTGAACTTTCACAAGCTATTGTTGAATCAAGAAAGTCAGAAATTGTTACTGCAGCTTGTGAGGGTCTCACCGCCACTCAAGCTGAAAAAGTAAAGACACTCGCAGAGGGTGTAGAGTTCACCACAGAAGGTGAATACATTAAGAAAATGGATATCATTCGTGAAAATTATTTCAAGAGTGAGCCAACAAAGGTGAAGGAAGTTTCTAAGCAAATTCAGCTTTCAGAAACACAAGAAACAATCGTTCCACAAGAAGTATCACCTCTAATGGAGCGTTATGTTAATGCACTTTCAAGAACTCTACCATAATTAGAAAAAAAGGAAAACTATAATGTATCTTTCAGAAGCAATTCAAAACAAATGGGCTCCAGTATTGGATCACCCAGAACTCGGCAAGATCGAGGACAAGTATCGTCGCGCAGTTACTGCCGTCGTTCTTGAGAATCAGGAACGCGCACTCCGTGAAGAAGCTGGTATTCTTAACGAAGTAGCAAGCGGAATGTCAGTTGGTGGTTACGGCTCAAGCGCTGGTTATTCAACAGGCGCAAGCGCTGGTGGTCCAGTAGCTGGTTTCGATCCAATTCTCATCAGCTTGGTTCGTCGTTCACTACCAAACCTAATGGCATATGACATCTGCGGCGTTCAGCCAATGACAGGTCCAACAGGTTTGATCTTTGCAATGCGTTCGATCTACCCATCGGGTGGTTCAGCTGCAGATAGCAATACAGATCCTTCAAACGAAGCTCTATATCAAGAAGCTAATACAGCATATTCTGGTAATGGTGTTAACTCACTATTCTCAGCATCTGCAAATGCTAACTTGTCAGTATCTGGTGGTCAGACAAATGCTTCAATCTTCGGATTGGCAAATACTGGTTATGGTCTACCAACTGCTAACGGCGAAACTTTAGCAGAAGGCACAACCATGAATTCAATGGGTTTCTCCATTGAAAAGGTTACAGTTACAGCAAATACACGTGCTCTAGCTGCAGCTTACACCCTAGAACTTGCACAGGATCTCAAAGCTGTTCATGGTCTAGACGCAGAAACTGAATTAGCAAATATTCTTTCAACAGAAATTCTTGCTGAAATCAATCGTGAAGTTGTTCGTACAATCTATGCAACATCAAAACCAGGTGCTCAGTTATCAACAGTTCCAGGTCTATTCAACCTAGTAACTGGCGGTGACACAGATGGTCGTTGGCAAGTAGAAAAGTATAAGGGTTTAATCTTCCAGATTGAGCGCGAAGCTAATAAAATTGCTAAAGACACCCGTCGTGGCAAGGGCAACATGGTCATCGTCTCAACAGACGTTGCATCAGCCCTCGCAATGTCAGGTCTCCTAGACTATCAATCAGCTCTAACCAACAACACCAACCTAACAGTTGATGATACTGGTAATACATTTGCTGGCGTCCTATTTGGTCGCGTTAAAGTATATGTTGATCCATACTCAGTTGCTGGTGCAGACTATGTTGTAACAGGTTATAAGGGTACTGTAGCATATGACGCTGGTCTATTCTACTGCCCATATGTTCCTCTACAGATGGTACGTGCTATTGACCCATCAACCTTCCAGCCAAAGATTGGCTTCAAGACTCGTTACGGTCTAGTTGCTAACCCATACGCTCAGGGTTATCTACAGGGTCTCGGTGCTCTTATCAATAATAGCAATGTCTATTATCGTAAGTTTATCGTAGCCAATTTGAAGTGATTTGTCACTAAAACTATAATAATAAAAGTGATATTGAGGGGGCAGGAAACTGCCCCCTTTTTTATTGCCTAAATAAAAATAACAACTAACTCTGGAATAATAGATGTCAATATCACTAGCACCAGGAAATCAAAATACAGCACAGGGCGCGAAATTTCAATTGAATTTCAGTCGTCTTCCTTATATTACATTTTTCTGCATGTCAGCAAATATTCCAGGAGTAACTGCAACTCCTGTTCCGCAAAAGACACTGTTTGTTGAACTATATGCTCCAGGCGATAAAATTATCTATGATACATTAGATGTTAAATTCATAGTGGATGAGGATTATAGATCATGGGAAAGTGTTCATGATTGGATTCGTGGTACAACATTTCCCAAAGAATTTCAAGAATATAATAATCTAAAATTTCAAACTAGATATCCTAATGTTCCAAGCAAAGAACCTGCATATCAATATAGTGATGCAATATTATCTCTTTATACTAATAGAAATAATCCACACATTCGAATTCAATTTATTGATTGTTTCCCAATTAGTCTTTCGTCAGTTATATTTGATACTGAGTTTAATGCTGATCATATCATGTATGCAGAAGCCTCATTTAAATTTAGCTATTACAACATAGAAAGGTTATAATAGAGTTTATTTGTTTTTCTATTGGAATATTATGAAGCCAACTGATATTTTTAAATTGATTGAGATGTGGGAAAAAGACTCTGTTATAGATTCAACAGATCCAAGTAGAGAATTGATTCGCATCCCAATTCTCCATTCCAAATACGTCAGAGAACACACATTACACTCTCTGGCTGCAAAACAGTGTGCTATTGAATTTTCTAAAATGAAAAAACTCAAATGGGAATACTATCAAGGTCGCCTAGATGAATCTGAATTGAAGAAGTATAATTGGGAACCATTTAGATTTGTACTCAAAAGTGACATTAATACATATCTTGAGTCTGATGAAGATTTGTCAAAACTTCAAGCAAAGAAATCACTTCATGATCAATCAGTAGAAGCGTTGAGTATGATCATAAAAGAACTTAATGCAAGAACGTATCAATTGAGAGCCTTTATTGATTTTGAAAGATTTGTTCATGGGCAGGGATAATGTCAGAAATAACAATTCATAAAATAAATGAGGTTTACGTTCAGTTAATTTGTGATGATAGCATTAAAGCAGAATTAAGCGAGTACTTCTCATTTTTTGCTCCCAATTATCAATTCAATCCTCTATATAAGAAAAAAGTTTGGAATGGTAAAATCTACCTGTTCAATAAAAAAACATCGTATCTTTATGGTGGATTAATTCGTTATCTAAAAGATTTTTGTGCAGAAAGAGAAATCAAAGTAATCATAGATCCTTCAGTCCAAGGTTTCAATCAGTTCACGGAAGAAGAAGCAAAACAGTTTGTTGAAAATCTAGATCTGCATTCTCGCAATCAACCCATCGAGCCTCGTGATTATCAAATGACAGCTTTCATTAAAGCTGTCAAATATAAAAAAGCACTATTAATAAGCCCAACTGCTTCAGGAAAATCTTTAATCATTTATCTGATAACACGTCTGCTATTAAATAATGATTGCAAAAAAGGATTACTGATTGTTCCTACTATTTCTCTAGTAGAGCAGATGCAAGGTGACTTTAAAGATTATTCATCTGCTAATGGTTGGGATGTTGAACAAGAAACTCAAAAAATCTACCAAGGCAAGGATAAGTTTGTAACTAAGCCTTTAACAATTTCAACATGGCAATCAATTCATGATTTCCCAAAGAAATTCTTTGAACAGTTTGATTTTGTTATTGGAGATGAGGCTCATGGATTCAAAGCTAAGTCTCTCTCAAATATTATGTCTAAATTGACAAATGCTCAATATAGAATTGGGACTACAGGCACAATCGATAACACTGAGGTGCATAAACTAGTATTAGAAGGTCATTTTGGACCAACTATGAAAATTATCACAACTAAAGAACTTATGGATAGAGGTCAATTATCTGATCTTGAAATTAAATGCCTCGTATTGAAATATCCTGAGCACTTATGCAAACAAGTAAAAGAAATGGAATTCCATGAAGAAATGGATTTCATTGTCACTAATACCGCAAGAAATAAATTCATAACAAATTTAACACTTGACTTGCGTGGTAACTCATTAATATTGTTTCAATTTGTTGAAAAGCACGGCAAAATATTATATAATATGATTCTAGAACGCACTAAAGATCAGCCTAATAGAAAGATCTTTTTTGTATCTGGTGCGACTGAAGCTGAAGATCGTGAAGCAGTAAGGCATATCACAGAAGAACAAAATGATGCGATCATTGTTGCTTCATTTGGAGTATTTTCTACAGGCGTAAATATACGACGCCTACATAATATAGTATTTGCTTCTCCGAGCAAATCAAAGATAAGAAATCTTCAATCTATTGGGCGCGGATTGAGACTAGGTGATGGAAAAGATCGTGCAACTCTTTATGATATATCGGATGACCTCAGAACAGGTAATCATGTAAATTATACTATGAACCATTATGCTGAGCGAGTGAAAATATACCATGCAGAGAAATTCAAAATTTCAACTTATAAAGTAGAGTTAAAAAATGCCTAAGAATACAGATAAAGTAGATTTAGAAACAACAGTTAAATTTATGAGATTGAGTAATGGAGATGACATCATCTCTGAAATACAAGATGATAATAAAGTTAGTATGATCTTAACTAATCCAATGCGTGTGCTTATTGATGCTGATTTAGATGTTGGCAAACAAACTATCTATATGCATTCTTGGATGCCACAAGGCATCGCTAAAGGGAATGTTTGTCGTTTGAGTAAGAAAGATGTAATCTTTATTGCTGAACTTGAAGAAGACATTAAAGATTATTATGAGGGTGTAGTTTTTGATACGGTAGAAGACCGTCTACCCCTTAAGAAAGAAAAAGAATATATGGATGATGATAAGAAAGTTATATCTTTTAATAAGAGTAATAAAGATAAATTAAATTAACTCATTTCATAGACGACATACTGATTATAACGACTTTGAACTTTAAAGGCAAATTATTATGGCTGAAACTAGAAAACGCAATCATTATGTAAATAATGCAGATTTATTGAAGACAATTGAGCAGTACAAAAAGGATTGCAGGAAAGCAAAGCGCGAAGGAACATCTAAGCCAAAAATTCCAGATTATATTGGTAAATGTCTAATGTTAATTGCTGAAAATCTTTCACATAAACCTAATTTTCTTTCTTATTCTTTTAGAGATGAAATGATTGCTGATGCAATTGAAAATTGTGTAATGTACTTTGACAACTTTGACCCAAAGAAATCAAAGAATCCTTTTGCGTATTTTACACAAATTATATACTTCGCTTTCATTCGCCGTATACATAAAGAAAAGAAACAGTTGTATGTGAAATACAAGTCTACTGAACAGATTGGAATACTTGATGAGTATGAACAGTTTGAATTGGAAGAATCAGGTGGACAATATAGACAGTTTGAAATGTATGACAATATATCTGAATTTATAGATAATTATGAGAAAGCCAAAGATAAAAAGAAAAAGAAGTCTAAAAAATCACTCGAATTACTAATAGAAGAAGATGAGGTACTATAATGATTGATGATAAAGACGATTTCGGTTTTACATTTCACGATGAGAGTGAAATAGAAGAGGCAAAAGATAATGCAGCTAAAGCTGCCGCATTTAATGCAACCATAACCACATCACAAACATATAAACAAAAATTAGAAGCAGTTGAAGCTATTGTAGTCCCATTCATGCAGAATCTGATGAAAGATCCCGAGAAGGTTATGATTCGTTGGCCAAACCGCAAAGAGATTGTGGAGAAACAACTTCAAAAAATATTGTCTATTACTAAAGTATAAGTTATAATAGCGATTGGTCTCATTGAAGGCAATTGAATAATGAAGATTTGTATTTTGGGCGACACCCACCATGGGATGAGGGGAGACTCCATTCCATTTCACAATCTATATAGAAAATTTTATCAAGAGATATTTTTTCCTTATCTAATACAGAACAATATCGATACTGTTTTTCAATTGGGCGATTTATTTGATCGCAGGAAATATATTGGATTTCAAACTCTAGCTCTTAGTCGCAAATATTTCTTTGATCCGATGCAGGAAGCTAAGATAAAGTTATCTGTACTGTTGGGCAATCATGACATAACATTTAAAAATACATTAGAAGTCAACTCTCCGCAACTTCTTTTAAATGAATACAATAATATTACTATCCATGATAAAGCAACAACAGTTGAATTAGAAAATACATCAATAGATATTATCCCTTGGATTTGTTCAGAGAACGAATCTGAAATTAATGAATTCATTAAAGCGAGCAGTTCACAAATTTGTTTTGGTCACTTTGAACTTGCTGGATTTGAAATGGATAAAGGTAATGTGTGTCATGAGGGCATGGATAGGAAAACACTCAATAAGTATGATGTTGTATTGAGTGGACATTTTCATCATAAAAGCAGCGACGGAACTATAACCTATGTCGGAACTCCAGGTCAGATGACTTGGGCAGATTATGGAGATAAACGAGGATTCCATATCTTTGATACTGAAACTAGAGAGTTGCAGTTTATTGAAAACACATATGTGATGTTCCATAAGAT